TCCTCTCATGCTCCCTCCTATGTCCAATCGTCTACAAGATCATCAAGACTTACATCGCCTGTAGCAGGTTTAGGGTCAGGTGCTTTTGCTTTAGGCTCTGCCTTTGGTTCTGCTCTTTTTGTTGGTTCAGGTATGTTGTCTTCTTCTGCAGGTTTAGTTTCAGAGAACGCATCGACAGGCCTAGGTTTTGGTGCAGGCTCAGCTGTAGGTGCAGGGGGAGGTGTTTGACCGCTCTCATCTTTGTTTATATTTACTGACAAAGTAATAGCTCTTTTTGCATCATCACTAGTGCTTTTTTCAGAGCACAATGCATACTCTTCATCGTTAAGTATTCTAATAGGTTTAAATCCTACTTTAGTACTTGACGAGTCCATATCAAAAGACATTCTTGATACAACAGACATAAGGTTTTGATTGTTCGCCCTCACATAATCAGTGTATTCATGTAGAGGTCTGCGCTCTGCTGTACCGTTACCAAATATAGATTGTGACGGTAAAGTTACTTGAAACACATCACCATTTAAATCATCGGATCTTACTACAGCTATACGTCTGCTAAATCTACAAGCTTTAGTTCCATTAGGTCCTGACCCTTTAATGTTCTGAGGGCATTCAGCACAAGTAACGTTTTGTGGTGCGTCAACTTCAGAATCAGGTTTAACACTATCTGATGTCCAACACGCAGGGGGTGATAACTTCATACCTGGTTTGTATTCACCTGCAAAATACATTCTGTGTACTGATGGTGAAGCATTAACTATGACTACGTCTATATGACTCACAACAATTTTGTCAAACTCTTTACCATTGACTATTAGTCTAAACACATTATTACGTATTGATATACGTTTTGATGTAATTGAACTGCCTGTTATGTTACTTGTAAAGCCGTCATCTCTACTGCCTGTAGTTGCAACTGCTCCACCTTGTGAAAATATATCTACTTCTGTGTTCATGATTTCTCCTCTTTTTTACGGTTTTTAAGTATTGATACTGCATATTCAGATGTTGATTGTAGTCCTGGAGGGGCCACATCAGGGTTATCTGCTATGAATTGTTTTATGTTAGTCTGCTGTATTCGTTTTTCAAACAACTCAAAAGCATCATGTTCTTTTACAAACTTATACATCTCAGGCCAATCACTTGTCCAATATCTAGTTTTTAATTTTCTAGTCAATGTGCCTGCACTAGTTTTAATGCTTGAAACATTCAAAGTTCTGCATGCTTCATTCAAAGCTTCTTGCACTTGCGCACGTTTAGTTTTTATTTCGCTTATCTGAGATTCAAGTGTTGCTATTGACTCTCGCATATTAATATCAGCTTGCATAAGCTTTTCAAGCTGATTATCATCTAATTCCATGTATTGCTCCTCTCGTTAAATGGATTGTAAGTATATTATAGGTTTCAGACAATGTCAAGACTATTGTACAATTCCTAGTTCCTCTTTATATAAGTCTACTAACTTAACATGATCGTCAATCTTACCTTGTAGCATCTTGTATATCTTTGATTCTACAGGGCTACCTTGTAGATGAACTACAGTCATTGGGTTTCTTTGCCCTGCCCTGTCCATACGAGCACAACATTGTATATATGTTTCTACTGACACAACAGGTGACCAAAATACAACAACGTTAGCTGCGTGAAGTGTTACACCATGTGAAGCTGATTGAGGTTGTATAACTAATACTTGAGGGTCTTTTGATTCTTGAAATGATTTAAATATTTGAGTTCGTTTGTTCATTGTGATACCACCATGTATACAATCGCAAGTTATTTTTGATTTTGTTAACTCCGTTAGTATTAATTCAATACTATTTCTAAATGGAGCAAACACAATAACTTTGTGACTTGCTTCTGTGATAATATCTTTTAAAGCAGTCATTCTATTCTTAACATCAAACTCTATAACTTCTTTTTTGTCTGTGTATATTGATCCTGCACTAACCTGTAGTAATTTAGTCAACATTGCTGCTGCGTTAACTACAGTTATTTCTTCTCCTGCAGCTTCTATAAACATTTCTTTTTTAAGTTTTTTGTAATACTTATCTTGTTGAGGTGTCAATGGAACATCTCTTGTTTGGTGTGTAACATCAGGCAAGTCTAAACATTCTTCTTTAGTGTATCTAACAGCAGGTTGTAGTGTTTTAAAAACTATATCTTGTGCATTCTTTCTAGGTATCCAGGTAAATTGACTTACTTTTTGCATTACCATATCTTTAAATGTACCGAAATATTTTGGTACTGATTTAGGGTTGACAAGTTTAGCTAAACCATACGCGTCTGCAGGGGATTGTGCTGCAGGGGTGCCTGTCAATAGCCATATCCACGTGTCATCATTTACAATTCTTTTTAAAGCTTTCCATCTTCTAGTTGTTACAGTTTTAATATAGTTAGCTTCGTCCACTACTATTAAATCAAACCCACCTTCAGATATTTCTTTTTCAACTATTTCAATACCATCGTAATTAATTATTACTACGTCAGTGTTTTCAGCTAATATCTTTTTTCTTTTTTCCGCAGTTCCATGAGCTAAAGCTACAGTTCTATGCATAGCAGTTTTAAAAAAGTCTGCCTGCCAAGCTGCTTGCATAATAGAAAGAGGACATACAACAAGCATTCTATTTATTTTCTTTTTGTTCATTAAATAATCAGCTGCCCATATAACTGCACCTGTTTTACCTGTACCTGCTTCGCTTAAACAATATGCTCTTTTGTACGCAGATAAAAATTCTGCTGTTGTTCTCTGATGATCAAACGGTTTAAATATACCAGGCCAATCATACTCTTTAGATATAGGAGATATTATGTTTTTTAATCTTAATGCTGATAATTTTAATACTTCATCTAACCCCCATTTGACTACTACTTTTGAAACTCCATTATCAAAAGTTTTTAGCAATGTACTTTTATCTATAGTGTTTAAAATATCATCAGGTTTATTTGTGTTTACAATTAACGCTTTGTCTTTAAATATTTCCACTATCTCCCCTGCCCACGATATTTTTTAAAGTCTTTCTTAAAGTATTTGTTCATAGTAGAAGTCTTGGCTACTCGTCCGCCTTGACTCGTTCGTTTATGCACAGGTTCTCTTACTTGTTCCGTTTGTTTAATCTTTGCCACTATTTATCCTTTGTAAAATTTTTAGGGTCTACTCCGACGAAGCCACAGGATTGTGGTTCGGTTATTTCAAATCCAAATACATCAGGGTGATCGTCAGGGAGATTGCTATACTCCGTTAATAAACAACTCGCCGCCATATATTCACTGCAGTTCTCATGGTAGTATGCTATCGCCGTTTGACAGTCATGAAAATACCCTACAAATTCTAAGTCATCATAATTACCACTTAAACTAACTGTTAAAATAAATGCTCCTTCTGTTAAAGTCATATCTTTTTCTCCTAAAAGAACGCTTCTAGTAACCCATCTCGTCTGACTATATGTCCCTGCATTGTTATTCTATATTCTTCAGGTTTATATTGTTTTAAACTAGCTATTCTATGTATTGTTAAACCGTTGTGCACCATTAATTTATTTTCTGTGTACTCATATCTCTGTGGTTGATGAAACTCATCTATGTAATCAACTCCTCCTCCTGATATAGGTAGTTTTATTGCGACAGTAAACGCATAAGAATCAACATCGTCTAAACCTAAAGTTATGTGTGGGTAGTCTTGATGCCACTTCCCTGATATTTTTAAAAATTCAGGATGTGAAAGAAATATGTGAAATCCTGGTATAGCTAAATCGTGAGCCAACTCTACAGGTTCTTGGAATATAATGCTTAGTTTGTTTAATAGCTCTTCGTATAAACTTTCAAACTCACCTATAAGTATTTCGTTCTGCCATGCAGAATCTTTATAGTATGCTGTTGTTTTTCCATCTAAATATGCACATCGCCCTAGTGTGTAAAAAGGATAGTCTTTAGATCGGCTTACCCATAAAGGTTGCATAGCTAATATTTTGTTAGTTGTGCTATTGCTGTCTATATTTAAATTGATTGTTTTTGCGTTCACACAAACCCTACTTAATTTTTAATCGTTATATATGATAACACAACAATGTAAATTATGCAGACTTTTTCTTTGATTTTTTAGTGGCTGTTTTCTTTTTCTTCTTCTTGAGGAATATACCAGGAGTGTTCTTGCGAACAGAACGATCAGAGTTTCGATCAAATGAACTGTTGTCAGCAAACGATACTATCTTAGTATTTTTACGGGTGTTTTTACCACCCTTACTTAATGGTTTAATATGTTCTACTGATGTACCGTCTCCGACTTTTGCACGGCCTTCTTTAATTGCTTGTTGTCGTGCTTTATTGCGTAATGCACGAAGTTTTTTT